ATCGCCTGGTAACCGGCGGCCAGGTTGTAGAAGAACGGGGCTTTAACCTTGGCGTAGGCCTTGTCAGGTACGCGAAAGCTCAGCCCGGTTTTCTGATTGATGTCCCCCAGCACCGTGCGCAGATCCGCATGGCGCAGGTTGATCGGTAACGGGTTGGCCAGGATCGCGGCCAGCTCGCGGCAGAACAGCACCTGCTCGATTGCGTTGGACGACGTGCAGCGCTCGACGTAGCCGATGAAGTGGCGTTGCAGCGGGCTGTCGTTGTAGCCGATATCCAGTGTTACCAAGCCCTTCACCGGCGCCGCTGCCTGAATGGTCAGCGTGGCGCGGCCGGGGGTGCGCAGTTCAAGACGCACGTCATCGTTGACCAGGGGATACGCCACGCCGCCGATGGTCAGCACCTTGTGCAACTTCATGCTCATGCCCCACCGCCGAGGTAGCTATCCAGCTTTTTCAGCGTGGCTTCGAAGCCGGTGAGCTCCTGACTCGATGCTTCCGATCCGCTACCGCCTGCACCTGGTGCAGTCACCGACTGGCCCGGGGCGCTTTGCTGCGCAACGGTTTTGCCGGCCCGACGTGCCTCCACTCGCTCTGGGTTGGAGAGCTTTTCCGCCAGCGTGAATTGCACGAGCCAGGCCCTCGTCGAGTCGCCTTCACGGGCGCTGACGCCATCGGAGAACTGCACCTGACGAACGCCAAACGCTGACGCAGTGTCGTTGACCACTCGGTAGGTCTTGAGCTCGCCACCGGTGCCGGTCGCCTCGGCCAGACGCATCAGATCGCGCAAGTGCGCATCATCGACAAAAGGGATCAGCAAAGTGACGGTCAGGGTCTTGGGCTTGAACCCCTTGTGCGCCGAATCGGTGTTGCTGGTCTGTCCCGACAGGTCGTCGCTTTCGATTCGCAGGTTGGCGGTGACCTTGAGGTTTTTGCCACGTACCTTTTCGCCATCGAGCAATAAAGTCATAGGCCCACCAATTCCCGAACGAACGACAAGCCCTTCAGGGAGCCGACCAGGAGCACGCCGGCGGACAGCCCCCACTCGTGCCCGGGGGCTTCGCCCTGCAGCAACTGCTGACGCAACTCGGCGGCATTCCCTGGGCCAAGCAGGCGCGCGCGCATGCTGTCGTCGGCGCTATCGCTGGCGAACTGCGACTTGAGGTCCGCCAGTTTCTGCGCTTGTGCCTGGGCCTGACTGGCTTTGCGGGCAGCCAGATTCGCCAGATCCGCCATTGGCGAACTGTCCGCGTAGCTCTCCAGTGCCGACAACTGCCCGTTCAAGGCTTGTGTGGCCGCCTTGGTCACGGTGCAGCGCTCCAGTGGCAACACACCCCAGCGCGGCAAGGTTCCGGCGGTGGGCAACTCCCACTTTTCCGCGTCCAGAGCGAACAGGTTTTTCGCTCTGCGTTCGGCGCGCTGCAGGTCGGACATTGGCAATACGGCATTGAATCTGGCCAACGTGGTCGCAAACTTGTCGTAGCGTGTGCCCAGGAACATCACGGCCAAGGCGTACTGCGAGCCAGCCGGTCGGCTGTCGTCGCCGGTGTCCTCGAGCTTTTCACCCAACTGTTGCAGCAAGTTGGGCGCGGACAGGTAGCGCTGGTAGCCGCGGCCCTGCCCCACTCCGCTTTGAAATGGCGTCACCACCAGGCAAAGCGGCACTTCGCCCAGGGCATCGGCCAGCCCCGCTCGTCCTGCGGCTACGGCGGCTTCTGCTGCAGCACCGACCGGCCCGGGTGAAGTGGTGGCCAAGTCGACCAGACCTGCCAGACGTTGCCCGGTGCTGGTCAGCTCGCTGCTGGCCAGACTCTTCGCCGCCTCGAGGTCGTCCAGCCACTGGGTGGACTGCTCTGGCCAGCGCAAGGTGATGGGGGCCCAGGTCATACCGGTGCTGACTCCCACACCACGGCGTTGATCGCGTCGAGGTCAGAGGCCGATCGCGCCGCTGCCAGCGCTTGCTTGAGCGCGTCGGCTTTGCGCAGCCGTTGCAGCCTGAACTCAGTGAATTCGTCGCCGATCTGGCGCAGCTGCTCGCTGGTGTGCTCCCGGAAGGCTTTCACACCGGACTCATCGCGGCAGGGATAGAGACCACCCAACCCGCGCAGGATCATGCCGGTCAGGTTCAATTGATCCTCGAGCTGGGTGTCGTAGAAAAAGCGATCGCCCAGCACTCCCGACCAGAACCCGCCGGTGATCTCCTGCAGACACGCCGCGTTGACCATGGTCACCTGGGCGATGTAGCGCAGTTCGATCGCAGCCGGGATGTCATCGATCCAGTGACCATCGCACCAAATCTGCCCCGGGCCAGGCACTTCCAACGTGTAGCCCGCCGGCAGCGAACCCACCCGCTCGATCACCAGGGCTTCGCGGGTGACGATGTTGTACGCCGTCATCCCCTGATAGGAGTCCACCAACTGCCAGCGTTGTCCATCCCAGAACGCCGCCCTCTTTTCCGGTACCGCCGGCGGCGGGACTTCCACACAACCACCCGGGATCAACCAGACATCAGGCTCCAGCGGCGAGCGATCGGCCACGGCGGTACCGGTAAAGATGCCCAGGTGATCGGTTTGGTAGACGATTTTCGTGTCCATGGATGGCCTCAGTACTTGATGCAAGCGAGGAACGCGATATTTTGAGGGCGGGTTTCACCCCCACCGGTCGCGTTGATCGTGATGGCGTGGGAGTGATCACCCACTGCGTTGACGGTGATGTTGTGCGCGTGCGCGCCATCGGTGGACGTCGTCGAGTTAGAGCCGGCGACTTGAGTCACGTCATCCCCGGAAGCTAGAAGTTCGCCGCCAGTCATGCTCGGGACGATGGAGCCTTCTTTCACCTGGTGGTTGTGGGCACCTTGGCTATCGCTTGATGCTGAGTGGGTGTGGCCGCCCGCCGCGCCGGAGCTGCCGGTGTGGCTGTGGCTGCGGATTTCATCAGCTTGATAACTGCCCAGCACCCGCCCGACATCGATGCCTCGACCATCGTCGAAGACTCGGATGAACTTGCCGCGAGGGTCCGGCAGGTTGAAGGTATTGACGCCGTCACCGGCGCCGTAGGTGGTGCCGATCTTGGCGAACAACGCGGCATAGACGGTGCGCGACACCGCCGCACCATTGGCCCGAAACCAACCCGGGGGCGGCGTGGCCATGGCAAAGGTGCCGATGCGTCCAACTTCGGAGTCATCGATCACCTTGCGCAGCGCTTGGAGTGCCTTGGTGGTGGCCAGGACTTCGCTGCTGTCGCTTGCCGGGTCGTCACTCTTGGCGTTGGGCAGGTTGCCCAGGTCGACGTCGTCCTTGGTCGTCGCCCGGGCGCGCAGGTGCTCGTAGTCCCCGTTGCGCAACGCGAACTGTTTGACCAGGGCATCGGTGATCGGCTCGCTTTGGCGCAGGTCGGTAATCGACGTCGACATGGCCACGCTGGCCAACTCCACTACGTAGTGATCGGTTCCGTTGCTGTCGACGTAGTCCGCCTTCACCGCGCCGAAGACCACCTTCCAAACCGCGACCGAATCGCTGCCTTCACGGGCCAGCGCTACGTCAAGCCAGGCCTTGGCCGGCAACGCCGGCAACTGCACCAGGACGGGTTCTGCCAATTCAACGCGGATCCCTTCCACGTAGGCGATGCCTGCTTTGATCTGGTAAAGGCCGAAACTGCGTTCCATCTGCAGGCTATCGGCCAGGTAGCAGACACGGCCGAACACATCGCGATTGCTCAAGCGCTCACGCTGATCGATGCCATTCAGGCGCACCGTGAAGTCGTGTTGCCAGGTGCTGGCATCGACAGTGATGCCGGTCAGCGCCTGGGCTCCATTGAACTCCACCAGGAAGTTGCGGGTGACGTTGTTGCCGATCTGCAGCGGTGGAATGTTCTTGCGCTTCTGCTGCACCGGAACGGTTGCTACCGCCAGCAACTCACCGCCGACAGCTTCCAGGCCGATCCAGTTGAAGTCCCAATCACCGACATCGGAACCGACCATCAGGCTGTAGACCACCTGGTTGGGGCTGACGTAGCCTTTGCGGTCGTAGACTTTGGTGAAGACGATCTGATCCGCCGGCGGCTTTCCAGCTGCGCGATCGACCGGGGCGTTGGGATCAAGTCCAGGCACAAGGGCCAGAACGAAGTGAGCAATCTCAAGCTTCTCCCCGGCGCCTTGCTTTTGGGCAATCAGACTTTCGCCGGCAAGGGTAATGCTCGCTCCCATGGGGGCTCCTAAAGTAAATCGTTCAGAAAGTTGAGAATGCCGAGCTCGTTGATCACGATCAGGCGGCTTGCGCTGTCATCCAGCGTGGCAATCAGGGTCTGCTGGTCGTCGTTGAAGTCGGCCACGCCGATGTTCAGCTTCACCGGGGTGATCGTGACGAAGTCGTAACGCCGACACGTGCGCCCGTATTGCTGCATCAGCACGCGCAGCAACACCGGGTTTTCGCTCAGCTGCGTGTCGGACAGGTGCAGAAGAACCACGTCCCAGTCCAGCTCCGGCAGGCGCTCCTGGATCTCCACATAGCCCACGCCCAGGCGCTCGAAAATGCGCACCATGCCGGCGGTGCTGCCCGCGTCAACGGCATTGATAAAGGCGTACTTGACCCGCAGGCGGTACAGCCTTTCGGGCTCGCCGTGAAAGCGCTGGATGTCGCGCTGCCAGGCCAGCAGATCGAGCACGCTCAGGTGGCAGGTCTCGGCGTCCAGCTGCAGCAGCGGCCAGTTCATCCAGTTCTCGACCTTGCCCCACCAGGCTTGCGCGGCAGCTTTGAGCTTGGCCAGCTCCTGCCCGTCGAGCCAAAAAGGCAGGCTCAACTTAAGCACTCAGCACGACCTCGACCCCGGTCAGGCGCGGAATGGTCAGCTGAGAAATGATGTCGACGTTGTCAAAGTCCAGGGAATCGATGCCCGGGAACTGCAGGTGCAGCTCCTCGCCCAATCGGCTGAACGAAAACCGGGATTGCGGAGCAGTCCGTGTCGGCTGGTAATCGCTGTCCGTGCTCTCACGGAAGGCGGAACGGATGAACAACTCGATGCTGCCTTTCAAGGCGTCGTGACGCTCAGAGCCGACTTCGGCCTTGGGCCAGACCGTCAATCTCACGGCGTGCAGCGTGGCCGGCATTTCCAGCACCAGCAGGTCGTCACCGTGGCCATGGTTGCCCTGGTCGCGGATAGAGTTGTTGATTTCAGCCAGGTAGGTGTCCGCCGGCGAGTCCGCTTCGAACAGCACAAAGGCGTTGGCACTGCCAGGGCCCCGAGGGGCGTTGTGTTCGAAGTACACGCCATCGGGCTGCACACCCGGGAACGCGGCGATCATGGCGCGGTACACCGCGTCGGTGTGCCACTGGTTGACCGCCGAAAACTGATTGCGCACACGCAGCCGCAGCTCGTCATCAGGCTCGGTGTCAGCACCTGGCTGGCTCAACCAGCCGTCAGCGTTCACCACTTGGACAACCCCAGGCACCGGTTCCGGCAAAATGGAAAAGTAACCTGG